ATAAAGCGCCTACATGTCTCCCTCCCAATGTTCCAGGCAGTTTTTTTTGAATATTACAATTCTCGTTTTTAAATTGTCTATATAATTGCTCCTGGGTTGGATAATATAAACCTTTAATTTTGGGAACGGGGCAAATTTGAAGTATATTTGCACCCCCATTTGTATTAAGTGCTAAATTATCGCAATAAGTATCCATGTTGGCCATATATTATAACAATACGAATTCTTTTGAATACTTCTTTTTATAATTTTACTTATATTTAAATACAAATCCAGCAGAACTCTTTCGGTCTCCATTTAATACTGAACCTATCTTGATAGTTGATGCAATATGATGTTCTTTTTGTAAATATTCTCTTGCCTCATATTGATAGGTAAATGTTTTTATAAATGTGCCATCGTCTGTAAATACATCAAATATTTTGTTTTTACCTCTTTTATCTAATATATTTGTTTTATGTTCTGGTCTTTTCCAAAGTTCTTTTCCTATGTCACTCATTTGTTGTCTTGCTTCTGGGTTGTCTTTATAAAATTGTATCATTCTTTCACTCTGTTCCCTTCCAGCTTCTGGGTTGTCTTTATTAAAATTTATCTTTATTTCACTCATTTGTTGTCTTTTTTCTGGATTGTCTTTATAAAATTGTATCATTTTTTTACTATGTTCATTTCCAGCATCTGGATTGTCTTTATTAAATTTTATCTGTGCTTCACTATTTTTTTGTATTGCTTCTGGATTTTCTTCATAATATGTTTTTAACCCTTCACTAATTTTTTGTCTTGCTACTGGATTTTCCATTTGTTTTTTCTGTTGTTCGCTCATTTGTTGTATTGCTTCTGGATTTTCTGCATAATATTTTTTTACTCCTTCACTTATATGTTGTCTTACTTCAGGTCTGTTATGACTAATTAATCTTATTTCAGACATTTTTTCTTTTGACTCTGGTTTATTCCAAAATGTTTGGCTTATTACTTTCATTTTTTCTCTTTCTTCTGGATTTTCTTCATAATATTTTAGCTGTCTTTCACTCTGTTGTTGGTTCTGGGATTCTGTATGAACATAACCAAGGGTTCCCTCTCCTCCATACGTCATATTATATCCATTATCCTTATAATATGAATTGTACTCTTGAATGTAATGAATTTCTTTCTTACATAATTCTTCTAATGTATCTGCTGTGTCTATTTCTATAAGTTCAAAAATATCTTCCATTTTATAGAATCTTAAAGCATTATACAGACATTTTGTATCACAAGATTGTGCTGAACATTTATGTTCTTTTTGTCGTTGGTCTAATGAACGAGTCGTTAGACCAATATAATGTTTTCCATTAGGGAAAACTATTTTGTAAACAGAACCGAATGGCATGTTATATATATTATCGGTTATACTTTATTCTTTATTTCATTTTTATTTAAAATCGACGATTGAAAGTTTGAATATGTTTTAAAATTGAAATTAATATTAATTATTTAGTACTATACATAATTAATAAGATGGCGGCTACTCAAAACGAAGAACTCTCACAAAAGTATCAGCAAAAGACGGACAAGGAGCATATCCTGGCCAATCCCGACACGTATATTGGTTCTGTCGAGGAGGTGGATACAGATATGTGGATATTGAATGAAGAAACACAAAAAATTGTTCTAAAGAATATCAGGTATGTTCCGGGTCTATACAAGCTGTTTGATGAAGGCATCGTGAATTGTCGCGACCACGTGGTGCGCATGCTGCAGGCCGTTGCAAATAAGCAACCGAACGCGATTCCCGTCTCGTATATTGACATTGATATTCAAGCGGATGGAACAATCGTCATGATTAATGACGGAAATGGAATCGATGTGGCTATGCACCCTGAATACAACATTTGGATTCCCGAGCTAATCTTTGGACACTTGCGCACCAGTACAAATTACGACAAATCCGAGAAAAAGATTGTTGGCGGTAAGAACGGATTCGGATTCAAGTTGGTTCTCATTTGGTCGACGTGCGGTTCCATTGAGACGATCGATCATGTGCGCGGACTCAAGTATGTTCAAACGTTCTCAAACAATCTGGACGTCATCGGAAAGCCAAGTGTTACCAAATGCAAAAACAAACCTTATACAAAAATTACCTTCAAGCCTGATTATCAACGATTAGGTATTGCGGGTCTATCACTAGATATGATTGGGCTTTTGAAAAAGCGTGTGCACGACATTGCGGCGGTGACTGATAAGGCGCTCAAGGTTAAGTACAACGGGACTGCTGTTCCCGTGAAGAATTTCCAGCAATATGTGGACATGTATCTTGGACCCAAAGAGGATAATCCGCGTGCATATGAAGTTGCAGACAACGAACGCTGGGAATATTCCGTTGGTCTAAGCGCCGAGCACGAGTTCCAGCAAGTTTCGTTTGTAAATGGCATCAACACGAGCAAAGGCGGCAAGCATGTGGAATATATCTTGAATCAAATCACCAGAAAATTGTCCGCGTTTATTGAAAAGAAAAAGAAGATAGTTGTGAATGCAAACGCCATCAAGGAGCAACTCATTCTGTTCTTGCGTTGTGATATTGAGAATCCAGCGTTTGACAGCCAGACCAAAGATTTCATGAACACACCAAGCGCAAAGTTCGGCTCATCTTGTGTGGTCAGCGACAAGTTCATTGAAAAGCTGGCGAAGATGGGTGTGATGGATGCGGCGTGCGCGCTGACTGAAGTGAAGGAAAACAAGGCCGCCAAGAAAACGGACGGCACAAAAAGTAAGCACATTCGCGGGATTCCAAAACTGATTGATGCAAATTGGGCGGGAACGGACAAGTCTAGACAATGCATCATCATCTTTTGTGAGGGTGATTCAGCCAAGGCGGGAATAGTTTCGGGGCTTTCGTCTGAAGACCGCAACATATTTGGCGTGTATCCGATGAAGGGTAAGATTATGAATGTACGTGGCGAGACCACCAAAAAGATTACGGATAATAAAGAGATTACCGAAATCAAGAAGATTTTAGGTTTAGAAACAGGCAAGCATTATAAAGACATTGAGGACGTGCACAAGTCGTTGCGTTATGGAAAGGTCTTGTTCATGACAGATCAGGATTTGGATGGCAGTCATATCAAGGGTCTGGGCATCAACTTGTTTCAGTCCGTATGGCCGAGCTTAGCGACGATTCCTGGATTCATCGGATTCATGAACACGCCCATTTTGAAAGCGCGCAAGGGCAACAAGGAATTGGTGTTTTATAATAACGGCGAATATGATGCATGGTTGGAAGCCTCGAACAATCAGGATATGAGCTGGAATATTAAATATTACAAGGGTCTAGGCACAAGCACCGGAAAGGAGTTTCGCGAGTATTTTGAAAAGAAGAAAATCGTGGGGTTCCAACACACTGGAGCAGAAAGCGACGATGCGATTGACATGGTGTTCAACAAAAAGCGAGCGGACGACCGAAAGGATTGGTTGGGCGAATATGATCGCGGAAGTTATTTGGATACGGCTCAAGAAAATGTCAGTTATACGGAATTTATCAACAAGGAACTAATCCACTTTTCCAAATATGATTGCGACAGAAGTATTCCCAATCTGATGGACGGATTGAAGATTAGTTTGCGTAAAATTCTGTATTCAGCGTTTAAGAAAAACCTGCATACGGAAATCAAGGTTGCGCAATTTACTGGCTATGTCTCGGAGCATTCGGGATATCATCATGGTGAGGCGTCTTTGAATGCGGCGATAGTCGGTATGGCGCAAAACTTTGTGGGTTCAAACAATATTAATCTCTTGGTTCCGAGTGGTCAATTCGGCACAAGATTGCAGGGCGGTAAGGATAGTGCGTCTGAAAGATACATCTTTACATTCTTGAATAATATTACAAGATCCATATTCCCAGCGGTGGATGACAACATCTTGAAATATTTGGATGATGATGGACAGATAGTAGAGCCGTTGTTCTATGCGCCGATTATTCCGATGGTATTGGTAAATGGAACAAAAGGCATCGGCACAGGCTTCAGCACAGATATTATGTGTTATAATCCGATCAACATTATTGATTATTTAAAGGCCAAGTTGTTAAACAATCTGGAGGCGACATCTTGTGCGGACTTTACACCATACTATGAGGGATTTCAAGGCACGATTTCAAGAATTTCAGAGGCTTCTGCTGGTAGCAGCAAGTATTTAATAAAGGGAAAGTATGAAACGATTGGAGTGGATAAGATTCGTGTCACGGAATTGCCGGTTGGGTTATGGACCGATGATTTCAAAGCGCACTTGGAGTCCTTGACGGAGACGTCGGATGCGACTGGCAAAAAGGTGACGCCGATCATAAAGGATTTTGATGACATGTGTAAAGATACGAGCGTAGATTTTATCATTCAATTGAATAAGGGTCAGCTCGCCGAATTGTCGTCCGTTGCGACGGACCACGGGTGCAATGCTTTGGAAAAGACGTTGAAGTTATATACGACAAGTTCCAGCAGTAATATGCATTTGTTCGACGCGAACGACAAATTGAAGAAATATGCAAATGTAACGGATATCATCGATGACTACTACACAACCAGACTTGAGTTGTATGAAACGCGCAAGACCTATTTGATGAAGGCGATTTCACAAGACGTTTCGTTATTGTCAAACAAGGCCAAGTATATTCAAGAGGTGATTAACGACACGATTGACTTGCGCAAAAAGACGAAGGAATATGTGCATGAAATGCTGTTAAATAAAGGATATGACCAACTGGGTAAGGACACGGATTTCAAATATTTGACAAAGATGGCGATGGATAGTGTGACGGAGGAGAATGTAGCCAAGTTGTTGAAGGAACATGGGGACAAGGTGGTCGAATTGGAAAGGATTCAGTCAACCACAATACAAACAATGTGGCTGACTGAACTGGAGACATTGCGTTCTGTGTATATTCAATATACCGAAGAGCGCCAAAGAAGCATGTCAGGTGTTGCAAAGGAAAAGGTTAAGAAGACAGGCAAGGCTAAAACCACCAAGACATTGCTTGTGTCTGACGACTAGATTTAGAACCAAGGCTTCAATACCAATTCTTTGTCGTCGTCTTTTGCAAGAATAGGATGGGCGATGGGGACGTACATATTGCTGGCGTCGCTGAGGTATTTCATATAACCTTTTGCTTCGCTATAAACCTGTTGTATGCAAAAATTCAAAACCATTTGATTTAACGCTTCAATTTGACTCGAAATATTGCCAGGAAGATTGGCTGAATATTGAAGAAATATAGAGCGCATAACGATTTTTAAACTATCGCAATCTTGGGGTGCAACTACATATTGGTTATTGGATTGTTTATACACTCCTGCACGAATACCATTTTGAATTATTTGTATATTTTCTTTAGAGAAATATGCGTTTGATAAAGTACTATCATCCCACTGACCTTCGAGCGGGTTTCTATAGGTAGTACATTGATGGGCGGGGATTTTATCGTACATATTAAAAAGAGACCTTGTGTCAGGACTCTGTATATCTATTCTACCATTACTAACCTTGTTCATTATATAATATAAAACAAAAAAATATATTCTTTCTAATTTATATATGGCGACTGTGCAATCTATAATATTAACGTTGGCGATTGTTATTCTTTTAATTATCTTAATAGTAATTGGTATAAATATTAATATGTCTCAAAATAAGCAAACCTGGCCGCCAGTCACGGGTGATTGTCCAGATTATTGGCTAGACCGAGGAGCTGGAGGTTCGAAATGCGAAGTAAATGCAAAAAAGGACAATATTGGTTTAGCCACATCTCCTATGGATTTTAGTTTACCGATTTATAGCGGTAGTAATGGTCCTTGTATAAAATATACTTGGGCGAATAAGAATAAAGTCAGTTGGGATGGGATTACATATGGAGTGCCCAACCCATGCATAACTAAATAAGTCGCATAGTGTAGTGTAGCGTTGCTATTCAATGTAATATTTTTTCGTGTCAATAATAATGCTAAATAAATAGCTCTAAAGGTTCAAGGACGTAAATTTAACATTATTAATACAAAAAACATAAAAAGAATATTGAACATATATCATGGATGATCTAAACCTCAATAATATATTAAATCGCGAAGATGAATCAAAGAATGTGAAGCAACTTCTCTCTACATTTGAAGCCAATAAACACGACCCGCTTGTCAAAAAAGGTATATACGTATATGGTAGTCCTGGTTGCGGGAAAACAACATTTGTTATGAAAATATTAAAAGAGCTGGACTATGATGTTATCAAATATGACGCGGGAGATATACGAAATAAATTGGTTATTGATACGATTACGAAACATAACATGTCTGATAAAAATATCATGAGCATGTTTCATAAAAAAATAAAAAAGATTGCCATCGTTATGGACGAGATTGACGGCATGAATAATGGAGACAAGGGGGGCATTAATACGTTAATTAAATTGATTCGACCCAAAAAGACCAAGAAACAAAAGCAAGAAGAAATGACTATGGTCCCCATCATTTGTATAAGCAATTATCACATGGACAAAAAAATCAAGGAGCTAATGAAGGTGTGTAATTCGGTTGAGTTAAAAGTCCCTAATGCGCAACAAATTAATACTATCGTGAATCATATTATGCCAGACATTGACAATAAGATTATTCCACATATCAATGAATTTGTTCAAAATGATTTGCGCAAATTAAATACCATTTTCAATATTTATAAAAATAAGCAGGATGTATTGACGAGTGAGATTATCCAAAATATTTTTCAAATGAAGTCGTATAATGATGATACAAAACAAATCACAAAAAATTTAATTAATAAGCAGTACCCGATTCAAGAACACGGCACTATGATGAATGAAACTGACCGCACTATTGTGGGGCTTTTGTGGCATGAAAACATTGCAGATGCATTTACGAAAATGGTCCCGAACGCGTATATTCCGTTATATTTGAAACTTTTGAAAAATATTTGTTTTGCGGATTACATCGACCGCATCACATTTCAAAAACAAATTTGGCAGTTTAATGAGATGAGTTCAATTATAAAAACTTTTCACAGCAATAAAATTTACCACGAAGCATTATTAAATTCAACCTCTTCGAAGAAGAAAACAAAGTATAGTCCGGGTGAAATACGATTCACAAAAGTATTAACAAAGTACTCGACGGAATATAATAATTCGACCTTTATTCAAATCTTGTGCCACCAACTTGCTATGGATAAAAAGGATTTATTTTCCTTTTTTTTAGATTTAAGAAGCAAACAAGATGATATTAATTCTGAAATTATGGAAATATTTGATAATTGCGAGATTACAAAACTAGATATTAATCGAATTTATAGATATATAGATAAATATATCAAGGAGGATGCTGTTGGTATCGAATACACCGAAACGGAAAGTATAGACGATAATATAATGTAAGGGGGTCTCATGTGAGAGATTATATGAAGTTTTATGTGAGATTTCATGTGATTTTATTTAGGTTGCAATTTCCATATACATCATCAAACTTCTTTTTTTGCTCAATCTGTTTTTGAATGATATCGGACATCTTTTTAGTCAAATATTCTACCTTATCTTTCAACGTAAGATTTTCTGTAGTTAGTTGGGCGATTCGTGTTTCATATTGCATTTTAACCTGTTGAACTTGTTGTTGCATTTGCGCCTGCATTTGTTGTTGCATTTGTTGCATCTGTAGTTCCATCTGCTGCCGTGATTTTGTTAATGAATCGATTTGTTTCACAACATCTGGTTTATTTTCTGGACGACCAGGCTCATATGAGTCCAATAGTTTGTCAATGTCATTCATAAAAAAACGTAATATCGTATCGTCTTTAATAAAATCAGTTACCTTTTTGCTGGACTCTTTCACAAAATCGCTTGGTTTATCTAATAATACTTTTTTATCAAACGAGTTATGCACATGCGAAAATACTAAAATAGTTTTCATTGGGTCGAGCTGAACAAACGGAATCGTATAATTTTTCAAAAATTGTTTTTCTTCGCCGACCGCAGCATCATCGTCGTATTTTGTTTGGCTCAATAATTCACGACGAAATGCAAAGGTTGCTGCCGTCGCGTGGTTTGGTCCATAAGGTCCAAATTGAACCATTTTCTGTATGTGCTTAAAATAAATGTACATTTCGCTTGAACCTGCGCACAAGGCATGAGGATTCTTTTCTAATGTTTCCACTGCGTGACTTACACGATTTGGCGGATAATAGTCGTCGTCGTCCATATAAACCAGTATAGAACCGCGGGCTTTTTCATGCATAAGGTTTCGCTTCTCTCCGAGACTCATTTTCTTCTTGTACCCAAAATATTTGATTTGAGGGATGCCTGCTACAAGATCTTCAATGGAGTCGGTGCCATCATCTATAATAATCCACTCTAACCGGTCCGCTGGATAATCTTGGTTCTCAAAACATTTAATAATAAATGGGAAAAACGGGCGTCTATTAAATGTGGGTGTGCAGATACTAACAAGAGGTCTTAGCGGTTGTTTTCCTTTTTTTACCATTACCTATAAATAGTTAAAGCATAACTATTTATATCTTATTTATTGACATTTTATTACGAACGACGTTTCAACGACCTTGTTAAGTTTTTTATTTTGCGGAGTAAATCTTGTTTCCTTCTACCGCCACCATTTAGTCCGGTATTAGGTTGTTCTGTGGCCTGAGGCGTTGCGAGTGGTTCTTCTGGTGCCTGAGGTGCCCCAACAGGTTGTTCATTCAATGGTACCTGATTTGGAACAGGGGTCGCGGTTCCAACCCTTGTGGGTTCGGGTTGTGGAGGTAACTCAGGTTGGGGTTGAGGTTCTGGCTGAGGCTCCGGTTCAGGTTGGGGTTGAGGTTCTGGCTGAGGCTCCGGTTCAGGTTGGGGTTGAGCTTCGCCTCCCGCTGGACAAGGCTTATCTGGTCCAAACAAAGAGTCATATACTTTTAACCAAAATTTATAAATCATCATTGGAAACCATGTCCAAACACCGATCCAAAAAGCAATTACCCTGCTGATAAAACCATTGTCATGATCTTCTTTACTTTTAGCCTTATCTTCTTGCTCATCGCGAGCGATTGCGTCCAACTCCGCTTGAGTTGGTTTTCTCTCGGGGCAAAACTTTTCATTTCTCTCATATGACGCCATGTTGGGACTGGCCATTTGCGGCGGCTCTTTATTTTTCATAGTTTTATACAAAAACCATATACTCGCAAGAGCAACAAATATGGGGGCCTTTATATCGGTCGAATTCATATAAGTTGCATACGTTGTAAAAACGCAGAATAGGAACATGAAGACGTCCAACTTGGATTCAATCAATCCGTTTATCGAACTACGGAATCCGTATATCGGGTTGTCTTTCATATCCTTTTTCTCTCCTGATTCGGGATCTGTCTCAACTATCTTGGCTTTCATAAATAATGGCGCGAATAAACACATGAAACTGATTATTGCAGGTATAGGAGAAAGCGACAATGCAGTTGCCAAAAAGAATCCAATCCACAGATAAATAATAGTTCCGAAAAAGTTATAAAAACTTGATAACGGGTCGCATGACCTCCAAACGGGTTCAGTAGTACTTTTATGTTTATA